TAGTTCGAGAACTGAAAAGACAAGGGTATAACAATTTACTTTGGAGTGTACGTGAAAAGATGAATTTGATTTTACAGCATGACACGTATAGGTTTTTTGATGATAATAGACCAGAGTATGTATTTTTAGCAGCGGCTCGTGTTGGTGGTATAATTGATAATAGAAATCATCCTGGGGAATTCATTTTTAAGAATTTACAAATTGGATGTAATGTTATTAATGCTTCTCATGAATATGGTGTGAAAAAATTACTATATCTTGGTTCATCTTGCATTTACCCTAAACTGTCAAAACAACCAATCAATGAAGACCAATTTATGACTGGACCATTGGAACCAACTAATGACGCATATGCAATGTCTAAACTTGCAGGTATTAAAATGTGTCAATCATATAACAAACAATTTGGTACTAATTTTATTTCTGTAATGCCAACAAATTTATATGGGGAAAATGATAATTATGATTTGGAAAATTCCCATGTCCTACCTGCACTGATAAGAAAATTTCATGAGGCTAAGGAATCTGGGGCAAAACGTGTTGAAATATGGGGTAGTGGTTCACCAAAAAGAGAATTCTTATATGCTGATGACCTTGCAGATGCATGTGTTTATCTGATGAATAATTATGATGAATCTGAAATTATAAATATAGGAACTGGGATTGATATTTCGATAAAAGATGTTGCTCTCATGATTAAAGATGTTGTTGGGTATGATGGTGAATTGGTGTTTGATACATCAAAACCTGATGGTACACCACGTAAATTACTTGATGTTTCTAAATTGAAATCGGTTGGGTGGAAATATAGAACTGAATTGTGTGATGGAATTAAAAAAACATACGAACACTTTAAAGCCGGTCGTGTAAGGAAAATGTAAAATGGATAATAAATATTTAATTAGTGATTTAAAATATAAAAATTGTCAAGTTATTAAAACAGATTCAGTCGATAGTGCAATTTCTATTTATAACAAAATTAATAATATTAAAAATGATTTTAAAAATTTCGGACTTGAATGTTTTATACAATCAATAATATGTATTGCAAAAATTGAAAATGGTATTGTGTCAATAATGGATAGTGAGTGTCAATTTAAATATATTAAATTATTAATACATGAGGAGTTAGACATTGGTGACATTTTTTTGATGTCTTTAAAACATTGTATTGTGGATAATACAAATTAAATTTTGGGGATTTGAACGATGAATACAGAAAATGAAAATAACTTAAAACTTGCAATAGTTAAAACATTAATAGATAATGCACATCTTGCAGATGGTGACAATTGTACATTATATGACTTAAAACAATGTGCAATTGTGCATAATTTATATAATCATGCAGAATGTAAGACTTGTGAAATAACACTACAGAATCGCAATTGTAGTGAGTGTTTTTATAAATTAAGAAATTTTGAAAACGCTTGCCATAACTGCGGTGTTGGTGAATCAATATATATAGATGGAAGTTCAATATCCTATCCAAAAAATAACAAAAATCCTCTGAAAAATAGAGTACCTAAATATAAACAATTGCTAAATATTTGGAGAATAAAATGACTGGTGATGAAAAAATAAAAAAGAAATTGAACGCACTTCTTTATTGTTGCGAATGTTTGCATATTGATTATTGTAAAAGAAATTATGGTGATGCTGAAAGATGGGTTAGACATATTTCTAATGCTTACAGTGATTATCAAGAAACAATAGAAGAGAGTGAAGAAAATGTAAAAGGGGGGTGATATGAAAACTGCATTTGAAAGAGGTCAAGAAATGATGTTTATAAAAATATCTGAACTTCCTAAAAAGGCACAAGATTTTGCCAAAATATTATGTGATGAAGTTGGAATGTGTATGGAAACTTTTCTTACTGCGTGGACTGTGTATGCAAATTTAGAAGAGGGTTTGGAGATTACTAATAAATTATATGAACCACGAAAAGAAGATATTGATTGGTTTGAAAAGTATGGAAAATAAAAATTGGAATTTGTATAAATACATATAGGGTGAATGGAAGACAGCAGAATTCGAAACTGTTTCTTTGCCAATTCAAAGATTATTCCATCATCTCTCATTTTTAAAACTTAATTGGGGGTTACTTCTATATGTGTTACATAATTTACAAAACTACAAATTTAATTAATAATAAGATTTATGTTGGACAACATTGTTCTTCGGCAAATGATGGATATTTGGGTTCTGGAAAAATTCTAAAACGTTCGATTGCTAAATATGATAAAGAGAATTTTGTTAGGAAAGTTCTTGAATGTTGTACTTCAGGTGATGTCTGTGAAAAAGAAATATTCTGGATTGCTGAATTAAGTGCTACTGATAAATCTATTGGATATAATATACGTTCTGGTGGGGGATTTAAAGGGAAGCGTGGTGTTTGGGTAGATGAAAGACGAAAAACACGTTCAGAAAATATTAAAGGTGAAAAGAATCCTAATTATGGCAATAACTGGTCAGAAAAACAAAAGAAAAAATTGAGTGATGTTAGAAAAAAGAATGGATTATCAAAAGGTATTAAAAATCCTAAGTATGGAAAAGGATTTAAAATAAAAGGTAAAAACAATCCAAATTCTAAATATATTTATATGTTTGTAAATCCAGATGGTATTATATTTGATAATATTGATAGTTATCAAATATTTAGTAAACAATATAATTTAAAACCGAGTAGTGTGTATGCGTCAATAATATATAATAGGTTATATAAAGGTTGGAAAATCACAAGAAAATTGAAATAAGGAGAATTGAATGAGTAATATTAGCACTTTGCCAACATCGGATAAAGAAAAATTTGAAGAAATGATTAATAAACCGAATGTTGGTTTTAATAACATTAGTCAAAAAAATACAGCAATATCGAGGGTTCAAAAAAATATCGTATTAGCTTACAAATCGGATGACACGGGATGTGGCTATATTAGGACCGCTTTTCCTATGAATTATTTAAATTCAGTATTTGGAAAATCAGGAAGATTTAATGCATTTATATGTCCACCAGGAATGTTTATATATGACCAACATATATTACAAAAAACACGTTCTATATGGTTTCAAAGAACTATGGCACCTCAGCAAATACCAATGGTTGCTCAATATAAAGAGCTTCAAAAAAAACATAAATTTAAACTTATCTACGATGTTGACGATTTTATATGGGATGGTTCAGCTGAGGGTGAAGAAATCCCAGAATATAACTTTGGAAAGAATACAATCTCACCAGAAGTCCAGAGAGCGTCCATAGAGATAATGAAGATGATGGACATCGTTTGTGTCTCTACGAAGTTTTTAGGGGACTATATAGTCTCCAAGGGGATTGATAAGGATAAAATACGTGTTGTGCATAATACTGTGTCTCAGGCTTTTTGGGGAAGTGCCAAAAAACCACCTATAACTGAACGTATTGAGAAACCGAGAGTTCTATGGTCAGCGTCCCCGACACATTGGCACGACCAAAAAGAACTTGCTGGGGATATGGACAATGCATGGAAGGGTTGGGTTATTGAAAATGTGAGGAAAGGTAAAATTGATTTTTATCAAATGGGCGGATTACCATTTTTCTTTCGACCGATTAAGGATAAAATTACTGTAATTCCTTGGTTGAATTCTTATCAATATCATTTGGCTGTTATTAATGTGAATCCTCATTTTGGAATTTCACCGTTGGTTCCTAACTTTTTTAATTATTCAAAATCATGTATCAAGTATCAAGAGTATTGTGCAGTTGGTGCAGTTGGGATTGGAACATATTTCACAAATGGTGAACAATCACCGTATGATGTGTGTAAAATTAAAACTCCAGATAATATCACATTGCCTGAAATTGATAAACTATTTGATAAATTGTGTGAACCTGATGAGTTTAATAAAATACGTGAAGCTCAGTATCATCAAATGGTTAAATCACATTGGTACACTGAATCTCCGGGTTATGTTGATATGTTGATGAAGATTTTATAAACAAAACTATTGACAACCTAACCAGAATTTATCATATTGGGATAAATGAATTTACAGAATGTGAACTTTTTAAAGTACTTGAAAAATTTTCAAGTACTTTAAAAAATGGAGAATGTTGAAATGATAAAAATACCGTTGGATTCGAAGATTTTAAACGTCACACATGTTGACCTTGATGGGTGTGGGTGTAGTATTGTATTGGGTAATGTTTTTAAAAATATCACCTATATATTTGCCTCTTTCTATAATTTGGATAAAAGAATGGAGGAAATTAATTTTGACGAATACGATTATGTTATAATGACTGATATACATCCAACGGAAAAAAGATATCTTGATATAAGTGAAAAGATAATTTTGATTGACCATCATCCATCAGAATTCAATAATCCAAAAAAGAATAGATTTGTTGTGTCTGATAAAGGTGTGTGTGCTACATCCCTCGTAAAATTTTATGTTGAAAAACTATATAATATCAAACTCCCCCATCTTGACAAATTGGTGACATATATCAATGATTATGATATGTGGATATTGGAACACCCTGAAAGTAAGATGATGAATGATTTGATGTTTTATCATTACCGACCGACCGAATTTAGAGAAGCATTTATTGATGGTCGAACACAATTCACACCTGAAGAGACAAAATTCCTTGAAGAATTACATTTAGACTTTTTAAAAACATATGAAGACATGGATGTCTATAATTTAGACACGATAAATGCATGTGTTATTTATGAAGATAAGTTTATTAATGAAGTTGCTGATAACTTGATAAAGGAGGTTGGATATGATTTGGTGGTGATAAAAAGCCCAACAAAAGGTCGATGTTCTCTCAGAACATCTAATGATTCTATTGACATAGGTCAAATACTTGAAGATTTTGGATGGGGTGGTGGACACCCTAAGAGTGCTGGTTTGTTTGTAAAAACTATGGACGAATTCACAAGAAAAATGGATACTCTGGAAGAATATTTGCATTCGAATTATGAAACAATAAGAAAAGATTAAGAAACATTTTAGGAGAAACAATGGGGTTTCGTAGAATATATTATGATAATTATAGTAATACTATTCATCTTTGGGAAACTGTGGATGGTAAGACTAAAACAATCAAAACAAAACCCGATATTGAGTACTATGTGCCAGATACCACAGGTGAGTCTGACAAAAAAGACATTTGGGGTAACCCAGTGAGACTTCAGGTTTCTAAAACGAGAAAGGCAATGAAAGATTTTTTGTCTATGTCGAATACGAAATCATGTGAAGCGTCACTCGGTGAAGACTTAAAGTTTTTACAAAAGCGTTATGGAAATAAAAAATTGTCTGTGACCATTGATGATTTTCAAATAGCGACTCTCGATATTGAATTAAAGTCGGGGAAAACATTCCCTTCAAATATTGCGGAAATTGTGCCGTATGAAATCAACTGTATTTCGGTTTATTATTCGAAAACTGGTGAAATGATTACATATGGTACAAAAGAGTACACTGGTAATAGTGAAAATGTGAAGGAGTATCATTATATACCGGATGAAAAAAGAATGTTGGAAAAATTCATTCTTGATTTCAGAAAAAGACGTGTTGATATTGTTACTGGATGGAATATCAAATTGTTTGATATGCCTTATATTATTAATAGATGTTATAAACATGAAATTGAAATTTCAATGTCTCCTATTAATGAATATAAACCAAGAACAATAAAAGATAAGTTTGGTAATTCAAAGAATGTTTATGATATTTGTGGGATATCTATTCTTGATGGTGTTGAGTCTTATCGTAAATTTACTTATAAGAAACGAGTAAATTATAAATTAGGCACCATTGCGACAATAGAAACTGGGGAAGGTAAGTTAGACCTTGGTGGACAGATTAATCACGTTTATAAAACAAACTGGAATAGATATGTTGAATATAATGTTCAAGATGTTGATTCAACAAAAAATATTGAAGATAAAAAGAAATTTATTCCTTTAATTATAAATTTTTGTTATCAGGCATTAATACCGTTTGATAGAATAT